CTACGGCTCCCCCTTTTTCTCTAGGAGAATATTATGTCAGTGCAAGAAAAATTCCAAACCATTGTCCCGTTTTCTAAAATTAAAAGCGAAGAAGGGAAAAGTGGTAAATGGGTGTCTATGGGTTCGCAAAGAGCGCATTTAGACTTAATTCCTAAGACCGATTTCGATTCCAACGGATTTGCCAAACCAGACCGTTTCAACGAAATGCCCCAAAATATGCAAATTGACCCAAAGCTATCTGCTTACAAATTCCATTTAGGATTTGGCGGAGATACCGATGTGTCTGACAATATTAACGAAAAATCATTGGAAAAAGGTTTTTCTCGTCAAGACATGAGTCCTACCGATGAAGTCTATACAGGTGAGCAAGTTGATTTGTTTTATTCAGAAGTAGTTGAAGATGGCGGTAAAGATGTTGGATTTTCAGAAAGAAATAACTACCTTGATCGCCTATGATTCTGTAGTTAATGTATTACTTTAACTGTGGGAGAATTCCCACTTAGGATACTAAATGAAAACAATTGATTTAGAAAAGTCTTATGGAACAATTTATAACCACCCTACCGCTCAATACGAGCAAGATGGTGTGTTTTATGGTTTTGACCTAAAGCCTTTGTCTATGGAAGAAGAAGTTATTGAAAGTAAGCCACCTGAAGAAATTGAAGATTATCTGAAAGAACTTTTGGCAGGCGGGGCTATTTTGCAATCAAATATCAAGAAAGAATCAGAAATGATGGGTTTTAACTGGTTTGATGTGCAAAACGCAGGACTGAAATTAAATGTCACCAAATACAAGGTCGGGGTCGCTAATATGTGGAAACTCCCCGGTGAGTAAACTTAAATCACTTGTAGGAGAGAACTGCATAGCTTCCATGATTGATTTGGCAAAAACGACCCCTGAAGGTTGTTTTATTGAGGTCGGTGTTTATAAAGGTGGTACGGCTCAATATCTGGAAAACTTGGCGGCTAATCAAAACCGTCTTTTTTATGCTTACGATACTTTTACAGGAATACCGTATCAGGATTTAAATAAAGATATTTTGTCTCCCGGTCATTTTGGCGACACTTCTTATGAGCAAGTAAAAGCGAACCTTCCTGACACGATTCTGATTAAGGGAATTTTTCCGCAATGCGCTGTTCCGATGCCAAAAGTAGCATTTGTGAATTTGGACTGTGACCAATACCAATCTTACATTGATTCGGTGAAATACATTGAGCCAATGATGGTTAAAGGCGGGGTGATGTGGTTTGATGACTACGAACACCTTGTGGGGGCAAAAATTGCCATAGACGAACTGTTTGGCGACAGGTTGCTTCGTGACCTTGAACGCCCTTATGTGAGGTTTTAAATATGTGGAGTAAAGATGACCCGATGTGCAACGAAGCAAAGAAAATCGTTTGGGAAGTTGCGCCTTATTTGAAAGGACGGGGAATAGACATTGGGGCAGGAATGTTCAAGATTCTGCCCCAAGCCATATCGGTGGACAACTGTGCCGATAAAGAGATTTTTGGACACCCGATAATACCTGATGTAAGAGTGCAATCAGGGGAAAAACTGGATATTTTTGCCACGCAGTCTATGGACTTCGTGTTTTCATCGCACCTTTTAGAACATATTGTAGATTACAAAGCCGCCCTTCAAGAATGGTGGAGAGTCATCAAGTTTGACGGTATTTTAGCTTTATACCTTCCGCATAAAGACTTTTACCCCAATGTTGGAACGGAATACGCCAATAATGACCATAAGCACGACTTCCTGCCAAAAGACATCATTGATGCTATGGAAAGCGTTACGGGTGGCGGTTGGGACTTATTGGAATGTCAGGAACGAAACGAAGACAAAGAATATTCGTTTCTTCTGGTCTTTAAGAAACAACATGGGAAATTTCACAATAAAAGTTACCTGAAACCAAAGCATGAGAAACGGATTTTGATATGCAGGTTTGGAGCCTTTGGAGACTTGATGCAAGCGTCTTCTGTTTTTGCAGGGCTTAAAAAGCAAGGTTGGCATATCACTTTAATGACTTCGCCACCAGGTATTGATGTGGTTCTTACTGACCCTAACATTGACGAGTTTATGATTCTGGATAAAGACCAGATACCCAATGGAGACTTAGGTTCATTCTGGAGACACCAAGCAAAGAACTATGACAAATTCATCAACCTTTCTGAATCAGTAGAAGGGACATTTCTCGCCTTGCAAGGAAGGTCTACACACGCCTTCGCACCTGCCGCACGACACGCTGTTATGAATTACAACTACCTTGAGTTCCAGCATTTGCTTGCGGGGGTTCCGCACGACCCTCAAGTAAAATTCTATCCCAAACCAGAAGAAAAAGAATGGGCAAGAAAAACCAGAGCCAAAATGGGCAAGTATGTAATCCTGTGGAGTCTTGCGGGTTCGTCAGTTCATAAGACATGGGCGGGACTTGACGCAATCTTGGCAGCACTCATGCTCAACTACAAGGACGTAGATGTTGTTTTATGTGGTGGTCCTGAAGCCGTCATTCTTGAAGCGGGTTGGGAAAAAGAACCTCGCGTCCATCTGACTTGCGGAAAATGGTCAATTCGCCAGACGTTATCGTTTATTACAGAAGCGGATTTGGTCATGGGTCCTGAAACCGGAGTTCTTAATGCAGCCTCCCATGAGGAGGTTCCAAAACTTATATTCCTGTCTCATTCTACGGAAGAAAACTTGACACGCGATTGGGTGAATACAATTTCTCTTTCTTCAAAAGAAACCAAGTGTAAAGGGCGTGGAAACAATGAAGCCCCTACTTGCCACCAATTACATTATGGGTGGGACTATTGCACAAAAGATGAAGGTAGCGGAACCGCTCAATGCCAAGCCGACATCACTATTGATGAATGTTATTACCATCTTGAATTATTTATTGACCGTAAACTGAAAGAGGTTGCGTAATGGCTACTTCAGGTACATATTCGTTCACCGTTTCGCGTGATGATATTATCCGTACCGCAATGCTGTTTCTTGGCAAATTAGATGACACTGAGGTTCCAACACCCACAGAGACTAACGACCTTTCACGAATATTAAACATGATTGTGAAGCAATGGTCGGGAAAAGGTGATGGGTCAGCAAGTCTTAAAACATGGACAAGAAAAAGAGGCTACTGCTTCTTGCAAGGCAATCAGTATAGTTATGTATTAAGCCCTTCTACTGGTCAATGGGCAAACAGCTTTGTCTCCACGACAACCACTGCTACCAACGCAGGCGGAAGCCCCACGGTTACAGTAACAAGCTCAACGGGCATGACCAACGGAGACAATTTTGGTATTGAACTGGATTCTGGCGTAATCTTTTGGACAACGATTCTTTTGGTTGCAGGAACCACCCTTACCTTAAATGCCAATGTCCCGACACAAGCCTCTACAGGGGCAACGTGCTACGACTATACTTCTAATGCTCAACAACCTGATGTCATTGAAACCGCGCTGTTAAGAGACAACCAGAACAACGACACGCCTTTGAAAATGATGAATGTCCAAGAGTATGACGCGCTACCAACTAAAACTCAGGCTACTTATATATCCGACCCAACCGCTATTTATTGGGAAACTCAACTTGGTCAGACAACTCTCTATACAGACTGTGCAGGGGCTTCGGACACTTCCAAGTACATTGTCTTAACTTATTTGGAACAAATCCAAGACTTTAACTACGCAACAGATAATCCTGAATATCCTGCTGAATGGTATTTGGCTCTTTGTTGGGAAACGGCTAAACAAGGCAATTCTATGTTTAGAGCCATTTGGACAACCGATATGGAAGATAACTACAAAAAAGCCATTGCCATTGCCCATATGAAAGAACCAGAAAGACGGTCGGAATACTTTTTGTGCGGAGATGATTGATGTTACCCATGTCCCTATTTGGTACTGGGATAAAATCTTATTCCCAAGTTGCTTGTAGCCAAAGAAGGCTAAATTGTTATTACGACCTTCGTTCTGACGGGGATAAAAGCGAAGTTGTAGTACGGGGAACTCCGGGTCTTGTTTTGTGGTTTACTTTACCAACTTATCCAATAAGAGGTTGGAGAGTTGTAGCTAATATCCTTTATGTCGTAGCAGGGAATACCTTATATTCGGTTACAACAGCAGGTGTTTATACTGCGCTTGGAACCATTGCTACCACTACGGGAAATGTCTCAATCTCAGATAATTATGTCCAAGTAATGATTGTAGACAGTGTGAACGGGTATATTTTTACCATTCTCACTTCTGTATTAACGATTATCAGTGATGGAAATTTTCCCTCTACCGGACCTGCTTCAGTAACCTTTATTGATGGTCGGTTCATTGTTAATGACCCCCAAACACGGCAATTCTTTGTGAGCGCATCTTTTGACGGAACAACATGGACTCCTGTGATGTTTGGCACAAAAGAAACTTATTCCGACCTTTTGCAAGCGGTAGACAACAACAACGGCACTATTATCATGTGGGGGACTTCTTCCATTGAGTTTTGGCAAGATGTAGGTGCAGTAGGTCTTCCATACACGTTGATTCCCGGCACTGTTCAAAATATCGGTTTAGTCGCTTTATGGTCAAGAGCCTATATGGGTTCTTCCGTTCTATTTTTAGGCGTTAGTCAGGAAGGTGGTATTCAAATTTATGCTATTGATGGATATACACCAAAAATTGTAAGCAATCCAGATATTGAGCAATTGATAGACTATTTTACAGACAATTTTACTATAACCGATGCGGTGGCTTTAACTTACGCAATAGGTTCTCATAACTTCTATCAACTGACTTTTCCATCGGCTAACCGTACTTTGCTCTATGACATGACCTCTAACATTTGGCAGGAAGTCCAAACAGGCGTTGCGGTATATAACCGACATAACGGCAATCTTGGGGTGTCATTTAATTATCAAAACCTTATCAGCGATTACTCAAACGGAAACATTTATTACATGAGTGATGAGGCTTACACCGATAACGGAATTGCCATCAAAAGACAGATAGCCACTCGTCATTTAAGGTCAAATGGCAATGAATTTACTTTAGATGAAGTCTTCTTGGACATGGAAACAGGAAACGCCTTGCAAACAGGACAAGGGTCTAATCCTCAAATTGTTCTTCAAAAGTCTAAAGATGGAGGAAGAACATTTGGTTATGAGCGGTGGAAAACGCTTGGATTGGTAGGGCAATATCTCGCTCCCCGTGTTATATGGAGAAGAAACGGTAGAGCAAGAGACTTTGTATTCCAATTTACCATGACTGACCCAGTTCAATTTGTAATAGCGGGGTCTGCTCTAACTGCCGATGGAAGTTCGGAGGATTCTAAATGAGTATCCAACTAGGACCCCCTCCAACATTGTCTCCTTGTGACTATAAATTACAAGCGGGCATGAAACTTACTGAAATTTGGACTAAGTGGTTTAATGTTCTGTTTCAGTATTTATCGTCTTTTCCGGTTGCGTCTTTGGTTAATAAAATTTCACCTGTAACGGCAAGCACTTATTCCGTAGGTACAACAGATGCAACAATTGTTGTGAATTACGCAGGCACTTCTACCCTGACATTTCCTTTAGCATCGGTCTATATGGGAAGAAGTATCTTAATTAAGACTGTGACAGCAAATACAGTTGTGTCTGCAACCGCGAACATTATTCCTTTAATTGGAGGGTCTGCAAGTACCGCAATTCTTGCAGGAACAGCGGGAAAATGGGCTATTGTGCAATCAGATGGCACAAGTTGGCAAATCATGGCGAGTAACTGATAAAATGCTGATTATTAGGAGGAAAATGTGAGCGTTCCGGTAACAGGCACTGTTCAGTTAGCCAGCCAAAGCGTAGGTGACATTCAATCTAATCCTTATTGGGATTCGATAATGAACGCCATTAACACTGGGTCGGCAACTATCGTCCCAATTACAGCTTCTGGTGTTGCTGCTCCAGCAGGTTCTAAAATTATAAGTAACCCTAATGGTTATAACCCTATGTCTTCAGGAAGTGGTGGGCAAGGGTACATGGCAACCGTTACCAGTATAGACGACAACGGGAACCCCGTTACTTCCCAAGTTTATACGCCGATTAGTGGATTTGGCATACAAGATAGCAGTGGAAAGTTAATACCGGGTTCATTGCCAACATATAATCCAATGAGCACAACCCAAACTCCACCCGACATTGCAATTTCCCCTAACGCCAGTCAGCCGGGTGTTTACAATATTCAATTTGATAATCCTTCAAGCGAAGGCTCTATATCCGGGGTTGTTGCTACAAATTCCAGTGGCGTAATTCAACCCATCAATAATTTAGCACAACAATTTACTTATACCCCCGGAAGCCCCGGAGGATTCTTCCAAAGCGGGCTTGGGCAGTTTCTTGAAATGGCTATTCCTATGGCTTTAAGCGCAGGTGGAGCTGCCGCAGGATTATTGGGGTCTTTATCATCTGGGGTAGAAAGCGTCACTGGACTGACCGTAGGCAGCGTTGCCAATGCTGCTGTTACAGGAGCGGTTACAGGTGCTTTGAAAACCGCCGTTACAGGTGGGAATATTCTCACTGGTGCTGCTACTGGTGCTATTTCTTCTGGTGTAGGAGCTGAAGTTGCCCAAAATGCCCCTGCTATAAACTCAATTACAGGCTCTCCCATTATTACTTCTGGGCTTGTAGGGGCAGGAGTAGGCGCTTTAACTGGCGCTGTAACAGGTGGCAATGTAGGGACAAGTGCTTTAACAGGCGGTATATCTGGGACAGTAAGCGGAGCGGTTAATTCCGCAACCTCCGGCTCTGGAATACCGAGCATGGTCACTAACCCTACAACGGGGGCTATAACTAATGCCATAGTTGGAACAACCGCTCCCACTTCTATGTCAACAAACGCAACTAACACTCCCGCTTCAACAAGTGGAACAACCGCTCCCGCTTCAACAAATTCAACCACAGGTGGGACAAGTCCCACTGGAGGAACCCCTATGACTACCGTCACGCCATCTTCCATGAATACAGCGCC